AGGTTGCAGAGCACATCCAAGTTAAAATGTCTGATGACATGAAAGTTATTGGCGCTGACCTTGGTTACTTCTTCAAAGACATTGTAGCTTAATAGTTACTTACTAATGGTGGACCCCGAGCTTAGGCTTGGGGTTCAACCCAACTATAACATACCTCAACAAACATAATTAGGAAACACTATGCACCCTACATACCTTGGGTTTCAGGTTGACTGGCCCGTATTCGTGAAAAACCCCTTTAATGCTGACAGGAAGAATTGGCTCAGGGGGGAAACATTTAATTGGAAAGAGCGACAGATGGACCAGTACAAGGTCTATGCTATGTATGCCTCCGGTTACTTGTATCACAACACAGATTTAGAAAAGCAGAATAAGGTTGGAGATAGACTCTCAGAGATGAACTCCGAAAAACTTGCTAAATTAGTAACACTGATTAACGATAAAGTAAAGAAAAATACTTCTACTAAAGAAGAGTTCCAAGATAAACGTTGTAGAAAGTCCACTATTGACGATAAGCAACGTGGCCTAATTCGCTCGTGGCTCCGCAGTAACACTTGGGCTCAAGAGGACTTTTATGGTTTTAGAGACCAGATTTTAAACGATTAGTAATTTAGGAGACCTGATATGAGTTGGTCATATGACCCGACAGACTTGAACACAACTACAGATTCAGGTCGCCTTAACACTGTACGTCTCTTGGTAGGTGACACAGACACAGATCAACAGAAGTTACAAAATGAAGAGATTACGTTTTCCCTGTCACAGACTAACCAAAATGTAAATTCTGCCGCTTCTTACCTAGCCACAACCCTAGCTTCTAAGTATGCTTCTAAAGTTACCCAAGAGCTTGATGGTCAACTTATGTCTCACTACAGTGATCTGTATAAGCACTATAAGTCTCTCGCTGATAGGTTAGACTCCCATGCTAAGAAGGTAGGTGCGCAGATAGGCATCAAAGCTGGTGGAATTAGCAAGACACGTATAGAGGTTGTTCGAAGTGACACTGACCGAGTAAAGCCTTCTTTTCGTAGAGATAGATTTAAAAACTTACCCGACTCTGATGGATATAGCTAAGGAGTTAATTCATGCTCGCTAAAGACATGAAGTACCTGATAGAAGACTTCGGTCAACCTGCGACATTTAGGAAGGTAACTGCTGGGGCATATTCCCCTAGTACAGGCTCAGTATCCAACACTACGCAGGACTATAGTATAAAAGCTTATATGTCACAGTACACCCTATCAGAGTTAAACGCCGACAATATATTAAGGGGGGATAGAAAAGCTCTTATTCCTTCGTATGACATCAATGGGGCCTCACTACCCTCCCCAGACGAGGGAGATTTAGTTTTGGGTGTAGGAGATACCTCTAGAGTTGTTGCTTCTCAAACATTATACAGCGGAGAGCAAGTTGTATGTTACATTTGTCAGGTTAGGGAATGATATGGCTCAGATAAGTATAAAGTCTCAATCGAAAGATATTCTAAACGAGGAACTAGAGGGGTTTTTTACAAGCATGGCAAATTACGCCATAGACAAGTCCCCTATATGGTCCGGTGCTTATGTAAAATCCCACTCTTTTAAAGCTGACAATACTAGGAGCCGGGGACGAAGAATTGACGGATCTAACTGGCGGTTTAGGAAAAAGACTGGTTCGGAAGCTGATAGAGAAGAGGGTCGGTCCTTGTTGATAGGGGACATTAAGACTGTTTTCTCCAAAAACAACCCTTTTAAAACAAAAGTATATACTCTCCGTAATGATTCTAACCATGCGGGTTTTGTAGAAAATGGTGTAGAAGGTGGCGCACACCCTCCGGGACCAAAACCTATAAACGGATACAAGATTTTTGCTAAGTTGAGGAGTTTGTATGGCTGATATTAACTCTAAAATTAGATCTGCTTTAGAAACTCATTTGTCTAATACTCCCGACTTGCCTGACATTGCTTATGAGAATGTGCCTTACAGCCCTACAACCGGACAAAGCTTCATTCGGGTTTCTTATGTGCCCACCTTAAGAAGACCCTCTGTCTTAGGAATTAACCCCCAACAAGAATACAGAGGTATATTCTCATTAAACGTTTATTCCCCTGAAGGGGCGGGTCCAGGGGACTGCGAGTCTTTGGTAACAAAACTAATAGAACGTTTCGAGGCTACCACAGATATAACTTACAATGATGGTTCCGAAGATCACATTGTTTCTATAGATTATGCCGAGAGAGAGAACGCCCTTGTTGATGCTCCTTGGTTTCTTATCCCGGTCAATATAGGCTGGTACATTTACAAATAATGGAGAATTAAATGCCTACATTTGCACAGGGTTCCCGGTCAAGCTTATCTTACATTGTAGAATCTACTTTTGGGACTACACCTGCTGGTAACTTCACGAACATTCCCTTTAGCTCGCATTCGTTAAACCTCACTAAGGACCGTGTTGCCGGTAATGACATTCAGCCCGACCGTATGCCCCGAGAAGATCGACACGGGAACCGTCAGGTTGGTGGTGACATTCTTGTTGACCTACGCAAAGGTGACTACGATGCCTTGTTTGAGTCTGCTATGCTCAACACATGGTCTACTGATGTCCTTAAGGTAGGAACTACGCCTAAGTATTTTTCTATTGAAGACTACGCTGCTGACATTGACCAAGCTCGTTTGTTCACTGGATGTACTGTATCCACTATGGGTATGTCCATCGCCCCTAACCAAATGGTAACTACTACCTTCGGTATGGTCGGTAAGGATATGACTATTGGTGCCACAGAGAAGACTCAAGATGCAGCTTCAGGCAATGCTCCTTTTGATTCTTACTCTGGAGACTTGGCTATCGGTAACGTAGGAGCTTCTTCTGCTGTAGCTATCGTAACTGGTATCGACTTCACCCTGAACAATTCCTTCGCCCCTACTTTCGTCGTGGGTGACGATAGCGCCCCTTGTCTTGAGGTTGGTCGTGCGGAGATCGAAGGCACTATCACTGCTTACTTTGAGGATGCAGCACTTATTAACCGCTTCCTGAATGAGACTGAGACTGAGTTGTCTGTTTCTGTAGATGACCCTACAGGCTCTAACGAGTACACCTTCTTATTCCCTCGTGTCAAGATTAACAGTGCTGACGTTGGTGTAGATGGCCCTAACAGCCGTATAATCAACATGTCGTTTGTTTCTCTGTATGACTCTACTGAAGAAACTAACCTCAAGATCACTCGTTCATAAGAATCCCGCAAGGGAGGGGCTGGTGCTGTGTCGGGTGGCACTGGCCCCAATTATCTTAACCCGACTTAACCTAAAGGAACCCGACAATGGATTTAAAAGATTTTACACCTAAAAGTGATATTGTAAAAGTTGAACTAAAGCACCCCTCTAGCGGAGAGCCTCTGACAAACAACGATGGTAGTAATATGACTATCGAACTTTATGCTCCTCACACTAAGGAATACAAAGAAGCTCTGTACGAGCAGACAGATAAAAGACTTACCTTAGTACAAAATTCTGGTAGTAAAGATATTAAGGCGAGAGATATAGATGTTGCATCCTTAGACCTATTAGTTAAAGTTACTAAGTCTTGGAGTATAACTTACGACGACAAGAAAGTCAAGCTAACACCCGAGAAAGCTAAAGAGCTTTATACAGAACTGTTTTGGCTAAAACCTCAACTTGAGGAGGCTGTTGATTCCTTTGAGGCTTTTACTTAAGCCTGATTGGTCAACTAGAGGAGTTTGCCGAGCATGTATTCTCCTTAAACAAGTTAGACCAAGATGGTGTGACAAAAAGGGAACACTTAGAGCAAGTAGCCAAGCAGGTAGGGTTTAAACCGGAAGAATTAAAGGGTCCTGAGTTCCCCGAACTAGTCTCTCATGTCTGGTCCTCTTTCCTTTCCCTAAGCAACAGCAGAACTAATGGTTTTAGCGGACCTAACCCGATAACTTATGAGCAAATAAAAGCGTGGAAAGACCTTACTAATAACGTATTAAGCGCTAGGGATATAGACGCTATTATGCGTATTGATAGGGTCTTTATGAGGGTGACTAATGGCTAACAACAACATACATATAAATGTAACTACTAACGCGGATACGGCAGATAAAAGTATTAGGTCCTTAGACACATCTATCACTAAATCTGTTGCTCGGGCTTCCTCTTTAACTAAATCCTTTAAATTTTTAGATCGCGCTGTAAATAGTGGTAAAATTGACCTTATCCAGTACGCTCAGGCTGTAGACAGACTAAACAAGGAAGAGACTGAACTTTATAAAAACTTAGGACGAACCAACACAGTTATGAAAACCCAAGCTGCTGTTGCGGGCCAAGTAGGACGAAGAATGAGCCGGACTGGTGTTATGTACCAGCAGGCAGGATATCAGATAGGTGACTTCTTAGTTCAGGTTCAATCTGGCACTAATGCCTTAGTTGCCTTTGGTCAGCAGGCCACCCAGATGGTAGGTACTCTAACTTTACTTGGAGGCAAGTTTCTCGCCATAGGTACAGTCCTTGGTATTGCTATTCCTTTAGTTACCGCTGCTGGTGCAGCCTTTATGAGGACTAGAGGTGAAGCTAAGACCTTTGAAGAGCAACTGAGATCTTTAAAGGAGTTAACAGACGACCTAAAGTCTTCTCAAGACTTTCTTTCTATGAGTACCCAAGACCTTTCTGAGAAGTATGGGAATGCTTACGAATCTGTAAGGAGGTACGCGACCCTTGAAGCAGAACTTAGGTCCTCTATAGCTAGGTCCGAGTTAGGTAAGTCCGTGTCCGAACTCAGTGTCGCAGCTAGGGAGTATGGTTTTGCAGGCAGTGAACGTGGAAATCGAAGACTCTCTCAATCTATCCGAAAGATATCTGAAGACTTTAAGGTTACTAGACAAGAGGCAAGGCTTTTAGAAAGGTCTTTTGCCTCTATAGCTGCATCTCAGACTTTTGAACATCAGAGAGATTCGGTAGAAGACCTAATTAACAACATGAAAATTCTGAATGTTACGACAGATCAGGTGCCGGAATCTATCCGAAATATGTTGTTAGAGTTTATAGAGGTAAATGAGAACGCTGCCGAAGCTGAAGCTCTAATGGAATCTATAGCTAATATAGACATGGCATCTGGTATATCTGAGGCTGCTAGGCAAGCAAGGATACTAGCTGAAAAGATGGGCATATCCTTAGGTTTGGCCTTAGACCTAGTAAACATAGCAGGAAAGTCAAGAGAAGAAAATAGATTCGAGAGTATGATAAGGTCGGGCATGGTTCCCGAGGCCGCACGTGGGGATTTTGACGTTAGTGGTGGTTTTGACACCCCTCTGAAATTACAACAGTATATAAAAGGTGTTGAGTCCCGGCTTAAATCTAGGGAAAAACCTTTTGGTGGAGGTTCTGGCGGCGTAGATGCTCTGGCAAACTTAAGACAGAGAATCAAACTAGATACTCGGTTGTTAGGACTAAGTAAAGAACGCCAGCAAGTAGAAAGAGCTATAGCTAACTCTAACCAAATATACTCTGAACAGGCAATATCTAACGTTACTGCGGAGCTAGAGGCTTATAATACTAAGCTAGAGAGTATGAAAAGAACAGAGGCACTGTACGACAGTATGGGGTCTAGCTTAGAGCGCGGCCTTATGTCTATAGTAGATCAGACCAAATCTGTAGGGGATGCCCTTAAGGAGATGGCAAGATCTATCGTAGCTGAGCTATACAGAGTTTATGTAGTGCAACGCATGGTCGGAGAATTTAAGACGGGCATACAATCCTCTGGTATCGGGGGTATGCTAGGTAGGATCATGGGTTTCGATGGGGGAGGCTACACCGGGTCTGGACCTCGTTCTGGGGGACTAGACGGGCGAGGGGGATACCTTGCTATGGTTCACCCCAGAGAGACTATCGTAGACCATACAAAGGCAGGCTCCTCTGATGGTGGGGGTACTACCATAACACAGAACTTTTATTTTCAGGCTAATGGTGATGAATCTGTCAAAAGGTTAATTGCTGAAGCGGCCCCTAGCATATCAAATGCGGCAGCTAACAGAGCAAAGCAGCTTATGATTGATGATCGTAGGCGTGGGGGAATGAAGAGTACCTTTGGGTAGAGGATAATATGGCAATAAGTTTCCCTTTGACAACACCTACAACTATCGGACTTGAGAGTATAGAGATTCGAGCAGTTAATGCGGTGGGTGTAACACAATCTCCTTATACTTACAAACAGCAAATTATTAAGCATAAAGGCCAAAGGTGGGAGGCTTCAGTAACAATACCCTCTACCCGTAAAGATAAGGCTGCTGAGTGGAAGGCTATGTTGGTAGCCCTAAAGGGACAAACAGGCACATTCCTTCTCGGGGACCCAGACTATGACACACCTAATGGTACAGCCTCATCTTGTGTTGTCACAGGGTCTATAGGTGACGAGACTGTCTCTGTGGTTATGACTGGTTCCCTTTTGTCTGGTGATTATATCCAACTTGGTTCTGGTGCGTCAGCTAAACTTCATACTGTACTACAAGATCAAACAGGGGATGGCGACTTAGAGATATGGCCCGCCCTAAGATCTGACTACACGTCTGAGTCTGCTGTCCTGTCTGCACCTAAAGGTGTGTTTAGACTTAAGAGCAATATATCCTCTTGGAGTATAAATAACGCTAGTTTCTATGGCATATCTTTTGATGCCGTAGAGAAGGTAGGATAACATGGCAACAAGGGACTTACAAGCTAATATCATAAACAGTTTAGATGATGAAGTCTTAGAGCCCTTCCTTGCTGTAGAACTTCTGTTTGATGGCGATGAAGTTGTCAGGATGTGGACGGGCGAGGGTACTTTAGACTATTTAGGCAATAGTTGGTATGGGACTGGTCAAATACTTACGGTAGAGTCCATAGAAGAGACTTCCGAGATATCCGCCCGTGGAGCTTCTATTACCCTAACTGGTGCAGATGATGCGTTGGTAGCGTTAGCTTATAACGAAAACTACCAAGGCCGAAAGGCTAATATATACTTCGGGACATTTAACAACGGAACTAGCTTGGATTTAGTTTTTTCTGGTTATATGGACCAGATGAATATAGAGGGGACACCAGAGGCTTCTATTATTAACTTGACAATAGAAAACAAGTTAATTGATTTGGAGAGGCCAAGGGTTGCCAGATTTACCTCTGCTTACCAAAAGTCTATTTACCCCGGAGACAAGGGCTTAGATTTTGTAGAAGGTTTGCAGGATAAAGAAATTGTACTAGGGAGATAAACGTGGGGGTTACTTATCAGCAAGAGTTCCTTGATACTTTCATTAAGGACTGTAAAACTCTCTTAGAGGATCACTGGAAAGAGGTAGCCCTAAATAAAGACAAGATAAAACTAAACCCTGATTTTGACAGATACTATAAATTACAAGAGCAAGGATCTTTAGACATCTTTACCGCTAGAGATAACGGTGTGCTTGTAGGATATTTTGTAGTTTTTGTAGATACGAACCTACAATACAAAGATCACTTGTTTGCTAAAAATGACCTAGTATACATAGACCCTAATTATAGAAAAGGGTTTACTGCTGTCAGGCTCATAAAGTTTGCAGAGAAGTCTCTGAAAGAAGATGGGGTTTCTGTATTGGTAGTGAACACAAAAAACCACAAGCCTTTTCACAAGCTGATGAGGTATCTGAAGTTTTCAGACACAGAGACTATATACACTAAATTTATAGGAGACTAAGAATGGCTGTTTCAGCAATAGCAGGTTTGGTCTCTACTGGAACCGGGGTCTTGTCAGGATCTATCGTGGCGGGCGCAGGTTTCTTTGGAAGCTCTTTATCTGGTGCTGCTGCCTCTCATTTCCTTGTCACTACAGCACTAGGTGCAGCCCTAAACGCACTAACCCCTAAACAAAAAACTTTATCGGGTGTAGACTCCCCTAGTAGAGGATACCAAGTAACTCAGACCGGATCTGCCCTAGACCACCAGATTATTTACGGTAAAGTTAAAGTTGCAGGGGTAAGAGTTTTTGATGGATCTACCGGAAATAACAACCAGTATCTCCACAGAGTATTAGCGTTCTCGGGACACGAGATAGAATCTTTTGATACAATATACTTAAATGATGAGCAGCTAACTATAGATGGTTCAGGAAATGTAACCTCTCCTTCTTCCTATAGTGGAAAGATCAGAATTAAGAAGCACTTAGGTTCTCCCGATCAGGCGGCAGACAGTAGCCTTGTATCTGAGTACCCGGATTGGACTAGCTCTCACAGGCTGAGGGGCATAGCCTACTTGTACGTTAGGTTTAATTTTGACACTGACACTTTTCCTAACGGCATACCTAAGATAACCGCTAAGATTAAGGGTAAGAAGGTCTATGATCCTAGAACAGGACTAACCTCTTGGTCTAATAACCCCGCTCTTTGTATTCGGGACTACCTAACAAACTCTAGGTATGGTCTAGGGGAAGATAATGTCAATGTAGATGATTCCCTAGTTACGACTGCCGCTAATGTGTGTGACCAAAATAACACACCAGACGGTAGCACTAGGTACACTTGCAACGGGGCCTTCACTACAGGATCAACCCCTTGGGATACGCTCTCTACACTATTGACATCTATGGGAGGTCTTCTGTGGTACTCTCAGGGTAAGTGGCGAATGAAGCCTGCCTACTGGACTGCTCCCGTACTTTCTCTTGACGAAGATGACCTAAGAGGAAACTTAACAGTCAACACCCGACACTCTCGGAGAGATAACTACAATACTGTTAGGGGGACATTTAGGGGTGAAGAGACAAACTGGCAGATAACAGACTACCCCAAAGTCTTTAATCAAGATTTTTTAGATGCGGACAACGGACAAGAATCTTCTATCGACTTGCCCCTGCCTTTTACAGACAACTCCACAGAAGCCCGGAGAATTGCTAACGTCTCTTTAGAGAGAAATAGGCAACAAGTAACTTTCTCAGCACCTTTTGGAATGAGAGCCTTTCAGTTACAAGTCGGTGACAATGTAAAAATCACTAACTCTAGGTTTGGTTGGTCAGAAAAGCATTTTGAAGTTACGTCTTGGACTTTTGGGCTAACGGAAGGTTTGGACTTACAAGTCAATATGGTCCTTAGAGAGATATCTGAAAGCGTATTTGATGATGTAAGTGATGGAATTGTTTACGAGAGGGATAACACCAACCTACCAGACCCTCTTTACAAAATACCTGTAGGCTATAACACATCTCAAACTCTTCGTATTATTAACGAGCAGGTCACAGGTGTTATAACCGTAGATGTCACATCTGAAGATGTATTCGCTAGAGAGTACAAGGTTCAATATAAACCCTCAAGCAACCAGAATTGGGTTAATGTGGGTAGTGGTCCTAACGGTAATTACGAAATATACGTCATTGAAGATGGACAGTATGATATAAGGGTTAAGTCCGTAAGCACCTTAGGTGTTAATAGCGATTGGGTTTATAGAACTATAGACTTCAAAGTGTTCTCAGAGCCCCCTCAACAAGTCCAAAATTTTGTAGGTAACGTAGTAGGGAACTCTTTACACTTGTCTTGGGACCCTGTGTCTGACTTAGACCTGTCTTACTACAAGATAAGATTCTCTCCTATTACGTCCGGGGCAACTTACTCTAACGCTATTGATCTTGTTGATAAAGTTTCAAGACCGGGTAACTCCGTAGTTGTCCCTTCTCAAACAGGAACCTACTTCATAAAAGCGGTAGATAAGACAGGAGGTTTGTCTGAACAACCTTCTGAGTTCGTAGTTCTGGTGGACAATAACAACATAGAAGAACTGAACGTTATAGCAAATCTTGTTGAGAATCCTTCTTTCTCAGGGTTAAAAACCAATGTTATTAAAACTTCAGATTCTTTAGGGGACTACCTTACTTTAGATACGCAAATTGATTTTGAAGATCTAACAGGAAACTTTGATGATGCACTAGGTCTGTTTGACGGTGGCGAAGGTAGTGTGGAAACCGAAGGGTTTTACTACTTCTCTAACACCCTAGACTTAGGAGAAAAATACACCAGCAGAGTTAAGCAAAAACTACGGGTAGACTACAAAGATTATGTAAATGATTTTGACAGTGTTTCGGGTAACTTCGATGAGAGAGAAGGTGATTTCGATGGCGACCCAAATCAATTTGACACTACCTCCGCTTGCATAGAACTTAGGCACACAGAGGACGACCCCTCTGGATCACCTTCTTGGTCTGACTGGCAAAAATTTATCGTTGCTGACATTTCCGCTCGTGCCTTTGAGTTTAGAGCTATCTTGTCATCCTCTAATTCTGCTGCATCCCCTGTTATTAGAGAATTGTCTGTCGAGGTAGACATGCCAGATAGGACAGAGTCAGAACAAGACATAGTTTTCACAGGTATTAAGAATGTAGTTTTCCCTAAAGCTTTTAAGGCTACACCCTCTTTAGGTATAACAGTAGCTAATCTTGCTGATGGGGAGCGTTATGTAATAACTAATAAGAGTAGGTCAGGATTTACTATTGAAATACTCAATGGTTCAACTCAAAGCACCAACCCCGTCACTTTAGATTATGTAGCTAAAGGCTACGGAAAGGAACTAACCTAATGTCTCAACATGATATGGACATTGCTAACCAAGGATTCCCTTCTTTTAGGGCAGACCTAAATAATGCCCTTGAAGCTCTAGTTTCAAATTCCTCTGGGGATGGTGAACCTGCGGTAACTTACCCCGGAATGTGGTGGTTTGAAACTGACACAGACCTCCTCAAGATCCGTAATGAAAATAATGATTCTTGGATTATTCTTGGCTCTCTCAATCAAACAACGGGTGAGTTAGAGCTAAGGTCTGGTGTAATCCAAGCGTTTGACAGTGATGGCGTACAAATAAAAACTGATGATGGAACCACAAGACTGACGATTTCTGATAGTGGTGACGCAACGTTTACTGGCACAGTGCAAGCGGCGAACATTTCTTCCTCAGGCTCTTTGTCAAACCGCAACGTTGTCATAAATGGAAATTTCGGTGTTAATCAAAGGGGTGTGTCTGGGACAGTAGTTTTATCTGCTGGTCAATATGGTCATGATAGATTTAAGGCTGGTGCCTCGGGATGCACCTATACTTTTGCAACGTCTGGAAATATTACAACGCTAACGATTAGTGCCGGTTCGCTAATTCAGATTGTAGAAGGTGTCAATTTAGTATCTGACACATACGTCTTGTCTTGGTCAGGAACGTCTCAGGGTAAAATTGGGGCGGGGTCTTATTCTGACACTGGCGTGACGGGATCTGCGACGGGTGGGGCAGACTTGTCACTAGAGTTTAATACAGGAACTTTATCTTTGGTCCAGTTAGAACTTGGCGACACAGCCACCCCCTTCGAGCATCGGTCATACGGGGATGAACTGGCGAGGTGCCAGAGGTACACATACGTTGTAAATGATGTGGGTGGTGGTGATGGCATAGGTTTTGGAACCGCCAAAACAAGCACACAAGGTATTTTCTATATAAACTTTCCATGTGTAATGCGCAGTGACCCAAGTGCTGTTTCAGCAGGTTCTCCGCAGGTGCGAATAGACAGTCTTGGAACGTTGCAATCAAACACAGCAGGTAGCAGTATCGCAATTTCTAGTGGCTCTGCGGCGGGTGCGCACGTTAAAATTGAAGGTTTTACTGGATTAACTTCAAGTATGAGTTTTCCAGCTAAAATGGCGGGTGGTTCTATTATTTTTGATGCGGAGTTATGACCAATGGAAAACATGAACATCACATCAGCACAATACATTGCGGAGGATGGCACTAATGCATCTATCCAAGCTACCATCGACGGCTTTGAGATGTCCGTCCCCCTAGACCCAGCCAACCGCCACTACGCAGAGATCATGCGTCAGGTTGAGGCTGGCACACTAACGATTGCAGAGTCAGAGTAACAGAAGGTAAATCCCATGGCATATAAACTAGGCACTAGGAGTCTCCAGAACCTCTCAGGTGTACACCCTGACTTGGTGTCTGTGGTCAAAAGGGCTATTCTTATTACGGAGCAAGACTTTACAGTTATAGAAGGTATCCGTAATATAGACCGTCAAAGAAAGCTTATTAAAGAGGGAAAATCTAAAACTCTCAGGTCTAGGCACCTAACGGGTCACGCCGTAGACATCATACCTTATCCCCTAGTAGATTGGGACATCGACAAGTTCTACCCTATAGAAGATGCTATGAAAAAATCTGCGGAGGAATTAAAAGTTGACCTTGAGTGGGGAGGGGACTGGAAAACTTTTATTGATGGTCCCCACTGGCAACTTTCTTGGGACTCTTACCCAAAATGAGCGATTCTTACGAAAGAAGAATATCTAACCTAGAGAAATCTCAAGAGAGCCTAGAAGATAGTTTAAATCAATTAAACACTACCATAGCCTTGCTTAACCAAACAGTTGAGGCTATGTCTAAGAGAGAAGAGAAGAGACAACAGTTTCAAGATAGAATACTTCTTTTTGTTGCATCGGGTTTTATAGCCGCAGCATTGGCTTGGGTACTTCGAGGGGGCCTAGGTCAATGATAACTAAAAGAGTTAAATCTAACTTATGGTATGGAGTAGTGGGCGCTGTATTATCTACTTCATTAGTGACTTTATTCTTTGAGCTGCATTCACGCCCCTCAGTTAAAATG